AATACTAGGCGACAATCAGGGGAATACTGCTTACAGCATTGATTGCCGCCAAATATTAACTAGACCAAAACTTTTTAGCGTTCACTAAATAATCAGGATCTAGGTCATTCCTCCAAAAATAATGTTCAAAATCAGGTTGTATATAATCTTTAATTACTTTAGGATTATGAGAAATTTTTAAAAGATTTTGTCTTACTTTACATTTCTGAATAAAAGAGTCTAACCTAGACATTATACTTTCAGGGTGTAATGTTTCGCAGTTATCTTTATGAAAAACTTTAAAAGTATCTTCATTTACATAACAAACATAGATAGGTAAACCAGTTGCATAATAATAAAAATCTACCTGAGTCTGATTGGTTTCAGGTAATGTTTCTGGTAATTTAGTTGTCAACCAAGACCTAGTTCCATCTTTCTTTGGTCTTCCTCTTCTAGGAAATTTACATTTATCTTCTATTAAAACTTTACCTTTCAAATCTGCATAACCATGCACAGGTATGTTAATACCATCAAATATTTTAAAACATTCTATTTCAGGTTTGCATTGGTCATAACCTGGAATAGTTTGATGTGCAGCATGAAGATTACCTATCATTTTTTGAATAATAGTTGAGAAATGATTAAATGCGTCAATCTCCTTAGTGTCAGGTATAATAGTATTTAGCTTTTGATTAACCGGAGTAAACATTATATTCCCTTTTAAACGAATCATAATCTCTTCCTAAACTTTCAACCATTTTTATAGTTCTATATTCTTTAGGAAAATTTGTAGCCTTTTCATATTTTTGAACTTGTTGGAAGGTTACGTTTATAGCTTTAGCTACATCGCTTTGGCTTTTGTTAGCTCTTCTTCTTGCATCTCTTAATGCTTTACCTAATCTTTGATAAAATTGTAGTTCACTTTCATTAAATGTATTGTTTTCCATTTCTATTCCTTTCATTAAAGACAAAGATACCCTAACCCTAAAACACAACTTTTAACTGTAAACTAGACTTATGTGCTTATTCTAGTTTGTTTTTGTTTTAACTCCATAATCTTTTCAGCTACTTGTGGAAGTCTAGCTTTGTTTTTTAAGTATAAAGTTTTATATTTATACATTCTTTTCACTAGCTGCTCCTCCTTCGCTTGTAGATCCTGAAGTTGTTTTGGTTCTACTGTCATTGTTTATATCGCTTGTCGGTTTAATTTTCGCACTAAGGAAACGCTGACTTGCGATATTTACTTTTGCGTCATCTTTAGGCGATTTCTGATTGTGTGCTTTTTGTGTAGCTTCTTCTATTGTAGCACCATCAAAAATTTCTGTAAATTGAACATTCATTTCAATTAACGTAGTTTTTTCTACTTTAATCATAGTAATTTGAATTTACTTTTTTTACCTTGTACTTGTCAATAAGTTTTAATGCTAAAGCGTATTTACCTCTATCTCTGCATTTTTTTATGACAGACAATAATTTAAAAACAAATCCAGTTTTTTTAGTCATTTAGCTCTATATTCCTTCTATATCCGTTTATTTTTTTTACATCATTTCTCTTGGCAAGTTTGTCAATTAATACTGTAATGGAGTTTTTTGACTTATAATTTAATCCATCTGCCATTTCTTGAAATGTAGGACAGTATTTGTTTTTTTTATAATATTTCTTAATAAAATTCAACAAACGCATCATTACTGGTGTCATTGGTATTTTATTTGGCATTTTCCATTTCCTTTATTTTTAATCTTCGGTTTAATTCATTGTAGCCATTTATATCATCGTAAGTATCTTTTTTATAAACAGGATTACTTATAGTTCTCCAAATCTTAACAAATTGCATAAAGCAACCAAATATATTATTAGGAACTCTAACTTTATAGCCGTTATGTGCAGCTAAAATACCTTCTAAAATACCTTTCATAGCAAAAGAAGTATTATCAAAACTTCCATATTGTGCTTGTTTATCATTTAATAATTTTTCTAATTCTTTTGTTAATTTATTTATATCTGTAATTTTATTTGACATTGTTTCCTTTTTTATCTTTGCAGTAATAAAGATAAACTCTATTACCTTTATAAGTCATTGTGCTTTTATCTGTACTCAATACGGCTACTTTTTTTATAGCATCATTACAAAAAACTTTTGGAGCAGTAACTGAAAGTGTTGCTTCAGCTACTGATCCATTAACTAGGTGCATTATGATGACTAATACATCCATTAGAAGGATAATTTTTCTTCTTTAGGTGCTTTAACTCCAGGTTCATTAGCATAACCTGAAATATTTGGTTTATCAGATTTATCATTTAACCAACCTACAAGAGCTTTCTTACCACCGATTTCTACATCAGTTATATCTCCTGTAAATTTACCCTCATCACCTTTAAATAAAACTCCTACTTGCTTAAACAATCTAACAAACTTAGTGTTGCCATCTTTTGAAGTTCCTTTACTAGCTAAAATAGTTCCTTTAACTCCATTAGCTAATTTCATATTACCTGAAAAATCTATTTTAACAGACATTTCATGGTTGGGATCATAAGGAAATAATACCCAATCTTTTTCTTTACCAGTTTTTTGCATTTTGTCCTCCATTAGTTTTTATGCTTTTCTGTTTTTCTTGAAATGACTTTTTTACAGAGTCATTTTCCTTTTCCCAATCTGAATAAAGTTTATTCAACTTTGTTTCTGTTGTCTGTTGATTAATTTTATCTTTGATTGAAACCTTTGATTGACTTACTCCTTGACTTAAAAGAGCTACAGTCAGTTCATCTGCACTAGCATACTCTGAACCATGTAGTCCAAATTGTGAAATACATCTTCCTAAACTAGAAGTCGCAGCATTTTCTAATGCACTTGTTTTATTAATAAATGATGAGTTTCTTATTTCTTCACTATGACCTACAGCATAAAGTTGATCTGCAATATAAAGACTTGTTTTAACAATAACTCTGTTTTCATCATGAAATATTATCTCTTCATCAATCCTAGATTCAGGAAAATATTTTTTTAAATGTCTATGTCTTTCAGCTACTGTAGAATATGATTTTCCCTTTATACTTACAGTTGGAACATTTTTTAAATGTTGCATACATAATGCGTATCTATCTTTAAATGAACCCTTAGATTTATCTTCTTTAATTAAGGGTTTCTGTTTCTTCGGTGTTTCTGTCATTAGTTTCCTTTTCTTTTATTATTTTTTCTAATTCAATAATCTTATTTTTTAACTTTTTCTCATTAAATTTAAGATTATTTATTTCTAAATGTAATTTACCATTTAACATTTGATGATTTTGATTTATTCTTCTAGCTTCATCTAAATCTCTTTTTAAATGTTCTAATTCCATTTTCATTGGGTTATATCCTACATCTGCCATTATTATTTCCTACAGTTTTCTTTAGATACATTAACTTCACCTTTTTCTTGTAACCAAACATAACTCCATTCAGAGTTGCCTGGAGTACAAGCCTTACCAAAATGCACTTTATAAGTACAATTTGTTAAAAATATAAAAAGGCAGCTAATACTTATTATTTTAAGTTTTAGATTCATCTTTCTTTCCTTCCATTATTTCTTTTAGTGTGAGTTTGTGAACAATCATATCTTGAACAGCTTGTCCTACAAGTCCACCAAAAATCATCTTCATATTAGGGGGGAGTTTTTTTCTCTGTTCTGCATTGAGAACACAATAGTCGTAAAACCATTGGTCAACAGGCTTATTAATTTGAGAGGGAGATAAGTGTGTTGCAGAGAAACAACCCCCTTCCTTTTCCCCTTTCCATTCTGATCCTATTTTTATTAGATCCATTGATTTGCTTTTAGCACAAATATACGAATTATGTCAATCTATTGTACATAACTATTTGCAATATTTGTATAAATAACCTAAAAGATTATTAAATGCTAAAATTATTAGATTTATTTAGTGGAATTGGTGGTTTTTCACTAGGTATGGAAGCTACAAAACGAATCAAAACCATTGGATTTGTAGAAAAGGATAAATTCTGTCAAAAAGTATTAAATAAAAATTTTAAAAATATACCTATAGAGGAGGATATAAGAAATGTTAAAGGACAAAGATACACAGCCGACATTGTTTCAGGAGGATTCCCATGCCAACCATTCTCAGTTGCAGGAAAACGAAGAGGACAAGACGATGATCGTTACCTCTGGGATGAAACTATTAGAGTTGTTGCCGAAACAAAACCAAAATGGTTTGTTGGCGAAAATGTTGAGGGGATTATTAACATCAACAACGGCTTGGTACTCAGACAGGTGCAAACTGATTTGGAAAAAGAAGGTTTCCAAGTCCAATGTCTTGTTATACCAGCTTCAGGCATCGGTGCTTGGCATCAAAGAAAAAGAGTTTGGATCATCGGATGTAATGTACCCAACTCCAACCTCTCAAGATCATTCAAGGAATACAGTTCCTCCTTCAATAGGCAAGACAAGAGGTATGGATCTATCAATGAGAGTAGTATCGGATCAAATAAAAATGTACCCAACTCCAACTCAAGACTCAGCATCGGAAAGAACGAAGAAATACAAGCAAGGGGGAACACCATTAACAGTAGCAGTAAAGATGTTTCCAACTCCGACAGTAGGTTGCGAAGAGGGAGGGGAACAGAGCAAGAGAGTAGAGCAAACGAAATCTGGAGCTTTTATACTCCGAAAGAAGAACAAACCGAACAGCACATTCGGAGCAAAGCTATCGGATGCGATGCTTTACCTAGAGAAGATGTACCCAACACCAAGAGCAACAGCAGCTATGAACGAAAATTTAGAAACAGTAAAGAAGAGAGTACAGAGAAGAGGAAAATTAGGATCAAAACTAGAGGAAACGATAGCAACAACTATGTACAGTACACCAACAACCAACGATTCAAAGAATTTGACATTTCCAAAAAGCCAAAAGAACAGAACATCAATAATTGGAAATATGATCAAAGAGGGAATCCCAAAACCTGGTGGCAAACTCAATCCGAACTTTGTGGAGTTCCTTATGGGATATCCTATAGATTGGACAAAGATAGATCCAACAGAATAAAAGCACTTGGTAATAGTATTGTGCCACAAATAGCTTATGAAATAGGGAAAGCAATAGTAGATGCAGAAAATTCATCAGATTAAATATAAAAATAAAAAGATTAAAATTTATTGGTGTAAACTTAATGATTGCTTTGCTGTTTATGATCCTAATTATTACACTTTACACATAAGAAATGATCTAAATAATAAAGATTTAGCTAAAACTATTTATCATGAGCTTTGGCACATCATAGCCGTAACTAATAAGAAAGAAATTATTAAGATAGGGGAAGAAAAAACAGCAGAATTAGCTGAAGAGTTTTACACATTATTTAAACAAAACCCTAGACTTAGAAAATTTTTAAATGATTTATATTAATGATTTACAGTTGGAAAAGGGAAATGGGAGAAGAAATTAAAGAGTGTAGCCAATGTTGTATGCCTGGATTATTAGAATTAGGTAATAAAAGACTTTGTGCTGATTGTTATTCTTTAAAGATATGGAAAAAAAAATTAGATAATGTAGGTAAATATTTAGATGAAAAGGAGAAAGATGACGAAGACAAATTCCAGGAATTTTTTTGAAACTATGATTGATGTAGGTAGTGGTTTATTATTATCAACATTAATTCAATTATATATCTTTCCTTTCTTTGATTTACACCCAACAATACTAGAGAGTTTCCATATAGCTGTTATCTTTACAGTAATTTCTATGTTAAGGTCTTGGTTTTGGAGAACAATATTTAATAAATGAAAGGATAAAAAATGAATCAAGTCAATAAAGCATTAGCAAGAAGTCAAGCACAATCAAAAACAAAATTAAGATTAGCTGGTCATGATATAACAAAAACAAGAGAAAAAAATGATTTTTACCCAACACCTCCTTCAGGAATTTTGCCATTACTTGAAAAAGAAAAGTTTGAGGGAAATATTTGGGAGTGTGCTTGTGGTGATGGTGCTATTTCTAAAATATTAATTGATAAAGGTTATAATGTTTACAGCTCTGATTTAATTGATAGAGGTTATGGTGAAACAGGTATTGATTTCTTACAAACTAATAAAAAATTTGATAATATTATTACTAATCCTCCTTTTAAATTATCTTTACCTTTTGTTTATAAAGCCGTTAAATCTGTAAATAAGAAGGTAGCTTTTTTATGTAGAATAACATTTTTAGAGGGTATAGCTAGACAAAAAATGTTTCAAGAAACACCTATTAAACAAATATATATTTTTTCAAAACGAATCACATTTACCAACCCAAATAGTGGACTTAAAACTCATGGTGGGGGTATGTTAGCTTTTGGATGGTTTATTTGGGAAAAAGGTTTTAAAGGTAAACCTACTATTGATTGGATATGAAAATAAAACTAGAACCTTTTGAAATACAAATGGCAGCAGATGTTGCTACAAGAAGATTTATAGAAAATAGAAAAATGAATAAAACTTTTTCCTATGGTTATAGTGGATCTGATGAAAAGACTTTAGCACTTGGTATTATGGGAGCTTGTGCCGAAGTAGCCTTTGCTAAATCACAAAACAAATATTTTAATGGTTCTTATTCAGATCGTTTTGCCAGGTACACAGATTCTGATATGCAAAACAAAATAGAAATCAGATCACAGAAAAGAAAAGATTACAATTTTCTATTGATTAGACCTAATGAGAAAAAAGCTAGATATGTTCTTGTTATTGATGAAGGTAATTTTGAATTTTCAATTCTTGGTTGGTATCCTTTTATTACTGATATGCCAGAAAGACTTACAAATTTTGGGCATACCAACAGACCTCCTGCTTACAAGGTTGAAATTAAAGAACTATATCCTATAAGTGATTTATGA